CTTGAAGCTAAGATTGATGCGCTTGCTAAGGGGAAACAGTAATGCCAGCAGTTAGCGCAAAGCAAGAGAAGTTCATGCAAGCGGTGGCTCACAACCCGAAGTTTGCTAAAAAAGTAGGTGTCTCTCAATCCGTTGGAAAGGAATTTACGATGAAAAAGATGGCTAAAGGTGGTGGCGTAGCCCCCACAAAAATGGGTGCAGTGAAGACCGCAGCTCCTAGTCGTGATGGCGTTGCTGTCAAGGGTAAAACCAAAGGTACGCAGATCAAGATGGCTGGTGGCGGTAAGGTTAAGAAGATGGCCTACGGCGGTAAGGCTTGCTGAGATGATGGCGTCTCGCGGTATGGGGGCTATAGCCCCCTCCAAAATGCCTACTGCCAAGCGTAAAGCGAGGCGGGATAACACTGACTTTGATCAGTATGCCGAAGGTGGCAAGGTGAATGCTGCTGGTAACTACACCAAGCCGGGGCTACGCAAGAAGATTGTGTCTCAGGTTAAAGCCGCAGCCACTCATGGCACAGGTGCAGGGCAATGGTCCGCGAGGAAAAGTCAGTTAGTTGCAAAAAAATATAAAGCCGCCGGTGGTGGGTATAGAGATTAAAAATGCCATACGCCACAAACGAAAAACGTCGTGCCGCAGAAGCAAAGAAACGCGAAGCGCGGTTGATAGCTCAGGGTAATGCAAAGCTATGTACAAAGTGCTTTACCATGAAGCCAGTTGAGTTGTTTAGAAGTCGCGGAGGAGCAAATGCGCATCTTTTGAAAAGTGTGTGCAACAAATGCTTGTACGAGGCTCATCGAAATTGGGCGGCAAAAAATTTAGATCGTGTTCAAGAGTATCGAAACAAAGACAGTTGGACACTTGCAAAACGCTGTGCGCGTCGCGGCATAACGCCAGAACAATTAATTGATCGTTATGAACGCCAAGAAGAGTGTTGTGCAATTTGTAAAACAGAAATTGAACTGATCGATAGTGCCATAGACCATAACCATGAAACAGGTGAGTTCAGGGGTGTTTTGTGTAAGCAATGCAATAGGGCACTTGGGATGTTTAAAGATAGTGTATCCACGCTTAAAAACGCCGTAGAATACTTGGAAGCTTTCGGGAGTTATGGTGATGGCTCTTAAAGCCCCGCAGCAAAGCTTAAAAGATTGGGGGGATCAGAAATGGCGGACAAAAAGTGGTAAACCGTCTAGCAAAACTGGCGAACGATACCTCCCGGAGGCGGCAATTAAGTCTCTTACACCTTCAGAATACGCTGCAACGACAAAGGCAAAACAAGCTGGAAAAAGCGCAGGTAAGCAGTTTGTTAAACAACCGGCAAAAATTGCCGCTAAGACTGCGAGATTTAGATGACCACTAGCGGTTCAACCGACTTTAATCTTGAGTTTACGGATATAGCCGAAGAAGCCTTTGAGCGGGCTGGTCGGGAGATGCGCTCGGGTTACGACTTGCGTACTGCACGTCGTTCGATGAACCTGCTAACCATTGAGTGGGCAAATCGTGGCATTAATATGTGGACGATTGAGCAGGGCACGAAGAATTTGGTACAGGGCACTGCGACGTACGATTTACCGAACGACACCATTGACTTGCTTGAGCACGTTATAAGAACGGGAGCCGGTAATGCCTCTACGCAAGCTGACCTCACACTTACCCGGATTAGTGTATCCACCTACGCCACAATCCCAAACAAACTTTCTCAAGCACGACCGATACAGATTTACATCAGCCGCAACTCTGGAGCGACCTACCCCGCCACCAGCAGCTATTCTCCATCTGCAACAGCCTACCCCCAATTCACAGTTTGGCCCGTACCTGACCAAGGTACCGAAGCCGCGCCCTATTATCAAGTAGTCTACTGGCGGATGCGCCGCGTTCAGAACGCTGGCGATGGGATTCAAACTCAAGATATGCCGTTTAGATTCCTGCCTTGTATTACAGCAGGGTTGGCGTATTACATCGCGCAGAAGATTCCTGAAGGGTTAGAGCGGCTTCAAATGCTTAAAGCTGCTTATGAAGAGCAGTGGAATTTTGCCGCTGGTGAGGATCGTGAAAAAGCAGCAGTTCGGTTTGTGCCTCGTAGGATGTATCTGGGTAACACCGGGAGCTTCTAATGCCCAATCAGTTTGCAGCGGGTAAATATGCCATCGCACAATGCGATAGGTGTAACTTTCGCTTTAAACTGAAACAACTTAAATCACTTGTTATTAAGACTAAGAACGTTAATATTCTTGTCTGTCCTGAGTGCTGGGAACCCGACCAGCCGCAGCTCCAGCTTGGTATGTATCCGGTGTATGACCCGCAAGCTATACGTAACCCCAGAGTTGATTCCAACTCGTATTATCAATCGGGTGTTAATGGGTTAAGAATTGAGCCTGTCAATAATGATTCAAGCCAAGATGAGAATGGGGTTCCATTAGGTGGCAGTCGAGTTATACAATGGGGTTGGTATCCTGTTGGTGGGGCGCGGTGGTTCGATACAGGACTTACGCCAAATGATTTGATTGGAGTTGGGGCTGTTAATTCAGTCACCGTTTCTTAGGAGTCCATAATGGATAAGAAAGATTTAGCGCAAGACAAAAAGATGATTGCCGGTGCTGTGCACAAGCATGAGAAAGCCAAGCATAAAGGTGCCCCACTGACTAAGCTCAAGAAGGGTGGTCCGACGGGTATGGATATGCGGAAGATGGGTCGGAATATGGCTCGTGCCCGTAATCAGGGGATGCGGTAATGGCTAGCTACAGCATGAAAAAAGGCGGTAAAGAAGTTGGCCCTGCGTCAACTTATGCCGAACCCCACACAATGAAGGGTAAAAAGACCAAGGTTGAAGCTAACCCTGGTTCTGGTCCTGATCATAGTGCAGTTGATACCGTTGACATGACGATTGGCAATAAAACCAAACGAGTCAACAACGAGGTAAAAACTTCGGGTATTAAGATGCGCGGTGCGGGTGCTGCCACTAAAGGTGTTATGAGTCGGGGTCCGATGGCGTGAATTACGCTGAATTAAAAACTGCGATCCGAGGGTACGTCGAAAACGACTTCCCGACGATAAATATGACAGACTCCGGCACGGTCTGGAGTTCTGACGATCAGCTCGCTACGTTTGTTCAGCAGGCTGAGCAGCGCATTTTTAATTCAGTACAGTTCCCATCCATACGTAAAAACGTTACTGGTAGTACGTCAGCTAATAATCCTTACCTGACATGCCCTGATGATTTTCTTGCGCCTTATAGTATGGCGGTTATTGATACGGATGGGCGGTATCACTACCTGCTTAATAAAGACGTTAACTTTATTCGTGAAGCCTACCCCATACCCACAGGGTCAGGAAACACAGGACGCCCACGGCATTACGCTATTTTTGGTCCCTATGTCGTTAGCCAGACAATTACAAACGAATTAAGTTTTATTCTCGGGCCAACACCCGATGCAAGCTACAACGTTGAGCTTCACTATTACTACTACCCAGAATCTATTGTGACGGCGGGTACGACGTGGCTTAGTGAAAACTTTGATACGGTGCTGCTGTACGGTGCGCTTCGTGAGGGGTATTTCTTCATTAAAGCTGAAGAACCTATGATGGCTGCTGTGCAGTCAAAGTACGATGAAGCTATGACACTTGCTAAACGTCTTGGTGATGGTATGGATCGTCAGGACGCCTACAGGTCTGGGCAAGTTCGGTATCCGGTGAGATAGTATGGCAATCGTTCAGACTATGTGCACAAGTTTTAAGGCAGAAGTAGCCCAAGGACTGCACAACTTTACAAGGAGTACGGGGGATGTTTTTTACCTTGCGCTCTACACCGCTAACGCTACCCTCGGAGCGGATACCACTGTCTATACGACATCAAACGAGGCGAGTGGAACCAATTACACCGCTGGTGGCATTGCACTTACAAACATCACGCCTCTTGCAGCCAACGGCACAGGTTATTGGTCGTTTGACGACGCAACCTTTTCAAACGTTACTCTTACATGCGCTGGGGCATTGATTTACAATTCAACGAATGGTAATCGTGCAGTTTGTGTTTTAAACTTTGGGCAGACAATAACCAAGACTGCCTCTAACCTTGTAGTTACTTTTCCGCCGATGGGCGCAACCGACTCTGTATTAAGGATTTCATGATGGAAAAAGCTAAAGCTAATGATGTCACTGCAAGCGGGTTAATTGCTCGTCCTGCTTCGTCGGAAGGTGCCCGTGCTATGGGTAAATTCACGTTTGAGTGCTATGACAAAGATGGCAAACTCAAGTGGACGGCTGAATCCAAGAACCTCGTTGTTAACGTTGGGCTTCAGTATATGGCTGGCACGTCGCTTGATGGTGCTACGGCACGTATCACTGCTTGGTATATTGGGCTTTATGGCGCAGGTGCTTCTAACACCCCGGCAGCTTCAGATACGCTAGCTTCACATGCGGGTTGGACTGAGATTACGCCTTACTCGGGTAGCCGCCCTGCCGCTACGTTTGCTGCTGCAACTACTGCAAACCCCTCAGTTGTTACGAACTCGGCAAGTAAGGCTTCGTACAGCATCACAAGTTCTGCTACGGTTGGTGGTGCGTTCTTGGCAAGTGCTGCTTCGGGTACGTCGGGCACGCTGTTCTCGGCTTCTGATTTCACTGGTGGGGACCGCTCGGTTGTTAACGGTGACACCTTGCAAGTAACCTACACCTTCAGCTTGTCAGCATGATATGGCCCTTGTCCTTGCGGATCGTGTACAGGAAACGACGACAACTACAGGCACCGGCACAGTAACACTTGCTGGTGCGGTATCGGGGTTCCAATCGTTCTCCGTTGTTGGTAACGGGAACACTACCTTTTACACGATTGTCGATTCAACCGCTGGTACTTGGGAGGTTGGCCTAGGTACTTACACATCGAGCGGGACAACGCTGGCACGGACCACGGTCCTTGCTTCAAGCAACTCAGGCAGCTTAGTCAATTTTGGTGCTGGCACCAAGCAAGTCTTTGTTACTTACCCTGCTTCGCAGTACGGTAACGTTGTAGGTCCGGCTTCGGCGTCGGATTCCCGAATTGCTCTTTATGACGGCACGACGGGTAGGTTGCTAAAAAACTTTACGTCAGGTGTTGCGTATCTATCGTCGGGTTCTGAAGCTTATGTTACAGCGATTGGGCAGATAACTGCCAAGTACGCGTTTACACTTGATAGTGCTGATACAGCAGGATGGACATTAAATTCTGCAACCGCTGGCAATAGTGTTACGTTTAAGCCACCGTCATCGGGTGGAAACAACACATATATTTGGCCTGCTGGCCCTGGGTCTTCTGGGTATGCGCTAACGACCAATGGAACTGGAACGCTGTCTTGGACTGCTGTTGGTGGCGGAGGTGGCGCATCCACAATTCTTGAATCCAAGCAGACCATATCAAGCAACTACACACTAACGGCTGGATATAACGGCATATCTGTCGGCCCAGTGACAATCTCATCGGGTGTGTCGGTCACGATTCCTTCAGGTGCTAAGTGGCTTGTTGTGAACTCTTCTCCCGGCGCTACGCCCGTGTCCAGTGGCGGTGGGATCATGCCAGCAATGATTTGGGGATAAAACATGGCAGCACCGAATTTAGTATCACCGACAACCATAAATGGTAAGACTGTGACGGTTGATTTAAGCTCAACCTCAGCGACGTCAATTCTCAGCAATGCTGCATCATCCGGTAAGGTGTTAAAGGTTAATGCACTTTATGTAGCCAACGTAGACGGAACGAGTGCTGCTGAAATCACAATCAACTACTACTCTGCTGCTGCGCTTGGTGGTACAGCAACGCCGATTGCTTCTACGGTTTCGGTTCCGGCGGATGCAACGCTTGTGGTGATTGATAAAGATGCTTACGTTTATCTTGAGGAAAATACATCACTAGGTGCTACGGCTGGCACAGCAAGCGATTTGAAGATTGTTTGCAGCTACGAAGATATTAGCTAGGAGTCGCCATGCCAAGAGGTAACGGCGGGATAATCGGCCCCGCAAACATACCAACACTAAGCTCGGCCAAAGGTGTTTGGTCGCTCATGGAGCAGTTGATCGCTAAACAGCAAGGCATCTGGCCTTTAGCTGGTGGTTATATTGTCGTCCAAACCTTTACCGCTACGTCTACTTGGACTTCGCCTATTACTGGCGAGATTGAGTATTTGATTGTTGCGGGTGGCGGGGGTGGTGGAGGTGCAATTGGTGGCGGTGGCGGTGCAGGTGGTTTTCGTACTGGTACAGGCTTTTCAGTATCCGCTGGAACTGACTACACGATAACTGTTGGCGCTGGAGGTAATGGCGGCACTAGTGGAGGTACAGGAAGTCAGGGCGGCTCGTCAATTTTTTCGTCTATAACATCAGCCGGTGGCGGATATGGATCGTCTGATAATGGTACTGGTGCGTTAGTGGTTGGCG